TTGCGCATTGTCATTCCCCTAGATCATTCAGTGGCCACAAGCTGACCATTCGTATGCACCTTGGCAAAGCGACTCTTGAGCGCGCCATGCGCCACAATGACGATATCAGCCTTGGCCTTGCTGCTAAGTCCGCCACAAGCATGGCAAGCGGCGCAATTGGTTTTCACGCCTGCTTCTTTGGACGCGGGGCAAATGACTTCCTTGGCTTGCTTAGCTTCGCCTGCAAGGCGGGAACGAAACGTGCGCCAGTCCTTGGCCTTTGCGTCCAGATAGTCTTGCGCATTGTCACAAGACGCCATGCACAAGGCCTTGAAGCCTGCAAAGCGCGGGTCGCGCCATTGATGCGTGTAGCCAGTGTGAGAGCGCGCCTTGAGAACGCAAGCCTGCCAGACGAACAGAGGAATAGCCGTAGGATCACCATAGGTACCAAGGCGGAAATCCAAGCCAGCGAACAGATCCGGGAGGATTGCCGGATCATAGTCCAAGCCCGGCATGGCATAGCGCCCGCGCTCATAGGCCCGATAGACCGATTGAACCGATTGCGCCACATTGACATAGCAAGCTCCCCCAAGGGAACGACGCTGTGGACAATTGCCACAGATTGCATAGTCCTTGGCTTGATCGATAGCCGCAAGCGGGGACATATCGGCCCGAATGATAAACGTCTGGACCATTGCGCCAGTCTTTTCGTTACCGCTGCTAGCCGCAATGCGGTTCGCAATGGCCACAACGGTTTCCGTGTTGAGCATCGATGGACCCTTGTACAGAATCACTCCCGCGAATTGTCCCTTGCGTAATGCCTTGCGCATTGTCATTCCCCTAGATCATTCAGTGGCCACAAGCTGACCATTCGTATGCACCTTGGCAAAGCGACTCTTGAGCGCGCCATGCGCCACAATGACGATATCAGCCTTGGCCTTGCTGCTAAGTCCGCCACAAGCATGGCAAGCGGCGCAATTGGTTTTCACGCCTGCTTCTTTGGACGCGGGGCAAATGACTTCCTTGGCTTGCTTAGCTTCGCCTGCAAGGCGGGAACGAAACGTGCGCCAGGATGTATGAAGCCGTCGGGATCGCCAGGGTCGGGCGGTAGATAGGCGTCATAGGGATTGCCTTCGGCGAGGTGGCCAAAAGGCGTGAAAACGTAATCGCCATCGTTCCGACCCACGGCGCAGATGACGTAGCGTGTATTGCCCGTCGCCGCGTCGAGGCATTCCATGAGTGCAAGGTTTCCATCAGCTGCGGCGCGCAGCAGGGTCTGGAAATTGGTGCGGGCGAAGGAGGGGATGCTCATAGCGGTCCTCCTTCGTCGGCGATGGTCTCGGCGAGCCAGCCATCAGTGTAGATCCAGTCCACGGTCTCGCCGGCGGCGGCGCGCATGAATCGCATCAGTTCATCGATATTGCGCATTGTCATTCCCCTAGATCATTCAGTGGCCACAAGCTGACCATTCGTATGCACCTTGGCAAAGCGACTCTTGAGCGCGCCATGCGCCACAATGACGATATCAGCCTTGGCCTTGCTGCTAAGTCCGCCACAAGCATGGCAAGCGGCGCAATTGGTTTTCACGCCTGCTTCTTTGGACGCGGGGCAAATGACTTCCTTGGCTTGCTTAGCTTCGCCTGCAAGGCGGGAACGAAACGTGCGCCAGTCCTTGGCCTTTGCGTCCAGATAGTCTTGCGCATTGTCACAAGACGCCATGCACAAGGCCTTGAAGCCTGCAAAGCGCGGGTCGCGCCATTGATGCGTGTAGCCAGTGTGAGAGCGCGCCTTGAGAACGCAAGCCTGCCAGACGAACAGAGGAATAGCCGTAGGATCACCATAGGTACCAAGGCGGAAATCCAAGCCAGCGAACAGATCCGGGAGGATTGCCGGATCATAGTCCAAGCCCGGCATGGCATAGCGCCCGCGCTCATAGGCCCGATAGACCGATTGAACCGATTGCGCCACATTGACATAGCAAGCTCCCCCAAGGGAACGACGCTGTGGACAATTGCCACAGATTGCATAGTCCTTGGCTTGATCGATAGCCGCAAGCGGGGACATATCGGCCCGAATGATAAACGTCTGGACCATTGCGCCAGTCTTTTCGTTACCGCTGCTAGCCGCAATGCGGTTCGCAATGGCCACAACGGTTTCCGTGTTGAGCATCGATGGACCCTTGTACAGAATCACTCCCGCGAATTGTCCCTTGCGTAATGCCTTGCGCATTGTCATTCCCCTAGATCATTCAGTGGCCACAAGCTGACCATTCGTATGCACCTTGGCAAAGCGACTCTTGAGCGCGCCATGCGCCACAATGACGATATCAGCCTTGGCCTTGCTGCTAAGTCCGCCACAAGCATGGCAAGCGGCGCAATTGGTTTTCACGCCTGCTTCTTTGGACGCGGGGCAAATGACTTCCTTGGCTTGCTTAGCTTCGCCTGCAAGGCGGGAACGAAACGTGCGCCAGGATGTATGAAGCCGTCGGGATCGCCAGGGTCGGGCGGTAGATAGGCGTCATAGGGATTGCCTTCGGCGAGGTGGCCAAAAGGCGTGAAAACGTAATCGCCATCGTTCCGACCCACGGCGCAGATGACGTAGCGTGTATTGCCCGTCGCCGCGTCGAGGCATTCCATGAGTGCAAGGTTTCCATCAGCTGCGGCGCGCAGCAGGGTCTGGAAATTGGTGCGGGCGAAGGAGGGGATGCTCATAGCGGTCCTCCTTCGTCGGCGATGGTCTCGGCGAGCCAGCCATCAGTGTAGATCCAGTCCACGGTCTCGCCGGCGGCGGCGCGCATGAATCGCATCAGTTCATCGATATTGCGCATATCATCAGCATGGCGGATCATATGTTTGCTCCGTGTTTCGTTGTGTCATTTCCTGTTGCCTATATGCTCACAAGTAGCCGAATGGGTCAAGGGGCCAAATGTATTTTTCGCATCTTTTCGATCACGAAATGTTACAGATTGTTACCGCAATGTGAGCGCATGAGCCTGGGGTTCGTCCGATCATATATGATGACTATCATCTAAACCAGCGTATAAGGACATAAAGCTTCCTTTATATGCAACCTATCGAATATCTTTATGGCTATCGTCCATCAGTGTGCTGACATAGCGTGCAAGGATGTGACAAGCTTGTATCTCGCAACGTAATCAATAGGTTACGCTAGCCGCGAGAGGAAACGTGGGGGGATAGAAGGGGATAGGGGGCCCCTAAGCCATTGTTTTTCCTTAGAGGACCCTCCCCCCCCTAGTTTCAAAAATCGAGCTAAAGTCTGGCTCGGCGGCGAGACTATCCCGTGCAGTGAAATCCAAATGAGCCTCTCGGGGGCCGGGGGCGTCCCATCGCCTCGCCATGTTTTCGCCACGATCTAGAGCCTCAAACAGCCCCCGCCCGTCCCCATCTGGCACATTTCGTGCATAAGGCACCTGAAGCTTCTTTTTGCTAACCAAATCAAACACTTACAGTACAAAAAGCGTATTTTTCCGTCTATATGTATAGAAGAGTGTCTTTTGATGCACTCACGAACCCGATTAGTGGCCACAGGGACCAAGATGTCCCGCACAAAATCATTGCCACATTTCCGAATCACCTAATGGTTTCCATTTATGTCCCTTGAGACCGCATCGTTTATCTCGCAGCTAAACTCTGCGAACCCGCCTGGCGGTGATCCAGTGGCAAACGCTGCGGATCACTTGAGGCTCATCAAGTCAGTTCTCCAGTCCCAGTTCCCGAACTTTGGGACCTCGCAGGTAACGCCCACCGCCCAGCAGTTGAGCAACAATCTTGTTCCTGTTGGCGGCATCCTAATGTGGTCCGGCAGCATCGACACGATCCCCTCAGGGTGGGGCCTCTGTAACGGTTCGACCTACGCCAAGCTGGACGGATCGGGGGATCTCACGGCTCCCGACCTGACCGACAAGTTCATCCTCGGTGCAGGCGGCGCGTACTCGCCGGGATCCACGGGTGGCTCCTTCACGGCCTCCAGCACCTTGGCTATCGGCAATACGTCCCTGACGATTGACCAGTTGCCAAACCTCCCGGTCACGATCAGCGACACTGGGCACTCTCACGGTGTCTCTGATCCGGGCCATAACCACGCGGATAACGTGGGTGGTCAGGTCGGCGTCAACTTCGGTTCAGGCACATACACCTGTGGGTGGTCTGCTGGTTCCCGTGATTCCGGCAACGGTACGGGCATCTCGATCAACTCGAATACGACCGGCATCACCGCGTCCATCAGTGGACCCGCTGGTAACGCTCACGGTCACTCCCTGACTGGCACCATTACAGCTATCCCTCCGTATTACGCCCTCGCCTTCATCATCAAGCTCTAAGCACAGGCATACTATGGGGGACTATAGGGGGTACTCTAAGTGTACATAAGGATACCTTAAGTTCCTTTAGTCCTTAAGTCCCTACTATAGTTATATTTATTGTGTTCCAAACTTAAGGATACTAAAGGAACTATAAGTGACTATTAGTCCTCTAAGGAAGCTTGGTCATTTTGGTGTTAATACCGATACTGACCCTTTCGACCTCCCTTTGGGGACCTTTACGTTCGCTGCCAATGCCCGCTTCGAGGACAATAGGATCTCTCGCGGTCCTGTGTGTGGCTTCGTGGGTTCCTTCAGCAATCAATCCAACAACCCTGAATATGTCATCGCGTACAGGCAATCCTCGGGTGCCGCGCGGATGCTCATTGCCAAGCAGGACGGGACCGTCAATGACTACACCCCCGGTGGCTCTGAGACCGACATATCGGCCTCCGGCTGGTCCCCCGCAGGGTTCTCACAGGCATACACAGGCACCGCCATCAATGATGTTGTGTACCTGAACAGGCCCGACCGTGTTCCTTGGTTCATGCTCAAGGGAGGCACCTCGTTTGCCCCGCTGACCAACTGGAACACGAATTGGCGCTGCCAGTCCCTCCGCTCGTTCAACGGCCAGCTTGTGGCCCTCAACGTGACTAAGGCTGGCGTCTCGTACCCGACGATGGTTGCGTGGTCTGACTTCACGGTCTGGCAGGCTGTCCCCGGCACCTGGACCGCAGGGACCACCAACTCGGCAGGCTCCAACGTCCTCAGCGACCTTGGGGATCCACTTGTCGACGGTCTGGCCCTCAGGAACACCTTCGTCCTGTATAGCAACAACGAAACGTGGAGCATGACGCCCACTGGCGGCTCCGACGTGTTCAGCTTCAACCGCCTGTTCAATGGCTGGGGCCTGCTGTCTCAGAACTGTGTCGCTGAGGTCAACAACGTCCATTACGTGTTCGGCTACGACAAGATCTGGCGACACGATGGGTTCACCCCTCAGGACATTTCGTCTGGCCGTGTGAAGAACTTCATCTACGAACAGATGGACAAAGCCAACGCCTGGCAGTTCTTCACGGTCCATATGCCCCGCCGCAGCGAGGTCATGTTCTGCTACAGGTCCATCGACCCGTACTGCGCCTTCAAGATCAACGACGCCAACAATTATCAGGGCTGCAACAAGGCCGCTGTGTACAACTATCGGGCTGATACGTGGTATTTCTACGATCTGCCGTATGTTACCAGCGCGGGCTTTATGACCCCTTCGGCTGCTACGACCTACACTGGTCTCGGCTCGATCACCTACACCACGATTGGTGGCTCCTACAGCACCTACGGCGACACCTCGAAGCTTGTGTTTTACTTCGTGTCGAACGCTGCGCCCTCCTATGGGATCACCGCAGGCGTCCGGTCCTTCGAGCTTCCAGGCACGGTCTACGTGACAGGCACGATTGGAACCAATTCGAGTCCTTCGGTGGCCCTGTACATCAGCCAGATGGCTCTGGACGAGCTTGGCGCGGACATTCGCGGCTACAAGGTCCTCAAGAGTATCTATCCCGAAGGACGCTTGGCACCCAATTCAGTGCCCATGCAGTTCTACTTCAGCGCCTCGGACTATCCGAACGTCCCTGCACCGCAGTACGACGACCCAATGACCTTCGACGGAGGATCATTGTACCAGTTGGACTACATGACGGCGGGTCGTTTCCTTGGTCTGAAGATCATACACAATGATGTCACCCAGTTTTCGCTTAGCGGACTGGATGTTGACTTCCAAGTTACAGGTCACAGATGACGACTACCTCCAAACCTGTGCGCCCTTACAAGCACATCAGGCAACCTACGGACGACAATTCGCTCCGACAGTGGCTTGAGACTGAACTGGCCAATATTCAGCGTACCCTGAACGACATTCTGACGACGCTGAAGGCTAACGGGCTAGCGTCCTGATGGACCCTATCCGCTCTGAGCGGGTGGTAATCCATTCAGAGCCGGATTTTGACGTTTCATACGATACGATAGACTTCGGGGAAGGCAAGGTAATGTACCTTGTCCACCTCGATGTCTATTATTTCGACAAATCGACCCTTAAACGACTGCATTGGGCGTTCGATAAGTACCGGCCCACGTTACCGCCCATTATTTTCGCGCAACCATCAGAAGACAGCCCTAAGTTCGAGCGTTTTGTGTCTCGATTCGGCTTCAAGTTACTGGGCGACTGTTGGTGTGATGACGGCTCTAACCGTCGAATATTCGTTCATTACAGGAAATTAGATGGGTGAGCAGAAGACTACGCAGGACTCCAGTTCGCAGCCTTGGATTTTCCAAGCTCCGTACTTGATGAACGCGTTCAACTACGCGCAAAACGACTACAATAACCAGATGGCGCAGGGTTCCTACAAAGGGAACTACATTGCGCCCACCAACGCCAACCAGTACAACGCCGCTAACAGCCAGTACAACACGGCTATGGGCGCTTCGACCGATAACAACCAGGCCATTGCGAACCAAGGGTACAACCTTATGGGCGCAGGCAATGGTGCGCTCAGTGAATCCCTCGGCGGCTACAGCAACTTCCTTGCGAACAACACTCCGACCAACCTGACGAACACCGCAAACCAGATTGCGAGCGGGTTCAACCTTCAGGGTCAGGTCGACAGCGCGATGCAGGTGGCTAACCGAAACGCCGCAGAGAACACGCTACCCAATCTGTATCGCTCGGCGGCTGGAAACGGCAACCTCAACAGCGACCGAACGGCCCTTGCTCAGGGTGTGGTCCAGCGGGGCCTTCAGGAGCAGGCGGGGAACCTCGCGGCTCAATTCGAGAACCAGAACCTCCAGACGGGTCTCCAGCAGGCTAACACGCTTAGCCAGCAGAACCTCGGCCCTCTATCGAACCTCGGCTATCTCGGCC